GGAGGTGTAGTAGGATTAAAATACGAGGTCTTACTGCTTGCTGGCGGACTATTTGACCTATACAATGTAGAAAACAGGCAAGAGATGTTAGAAGGCTTACAACTTATGGAATCTGTAGCTCTTATTGAAATTAATAAGGATAAAAAATAATGGCTCAAAATGTAAATAAAGAAGTAATAAAACTAGATCTACAAGGTTTTGAAAAATTAAAATCTGTAAAAGATACTTTTGGCAAGCTTAATAAAAGTCTTAGCTTATCAAAAACTGAGTTAAATAAAACTATTAAATCAATTACATCATTTGATAAAAGATCGAAAGGTGCTAATGGAACTTCTCAGCGAAGTGTAAATATATTTAAACAACAAATAGCAGCACTAAAAGAATTACAGAATAATGTTGCTATTGGTGGAAAAGCATATAAGGCTTTTGGAGCAGAAGCAGATAGATTACGAGCTAAATTAGAAGCATTAACAAATACACAAAAAAAACAGCAAAGATTTGCTTTTTTAGGAGGAGGTGGTCGTGCTGCTTTAGGTGGTGCTGTTGGTAGATTTTTACCTACTTCTGCACAAATAGGAGGTATAGCAGGTTTTGCAGATAGTGGGATGAAAGGTGCAGTAAAAGGAGCAGGAATTGGTCTTGCGATTGATGCTGTAGCGGGTGGGGTTCAGTTTGCTAGATCAGCAGCACAACAAGCAGCACAAGTACAGAAATTAGAAATAGCATTAAGAGGTGCAGTTAAATCAGAAGAAGATTTTCAAAAAGGTTTAGAAATAATTGCTAATACATCTAAAAGATTAAATGTACCTATAGCAGCATCAACTAAACAATTTACAACTTTAGCTGCTTCTGTAATAGGTGCGGGAGGAACTATAGAACAAGCAAAAGTTGTTTTTGAGGGAGTTTCAAACTCAATTAAGGCAACTGGTGGTAATGCAGAAGATGTGCAATCAGCTATAAGAGCAATGAGTCAGATATTCGGAAAAGGTAAGGTGTCAGCAGAGGAGTTGCAGGGTCAGCTGGGTGAGAGATTGGCAGGTGCGGTTGTAAAATTTGCAGAAGCAAATGGTAGTAGTTTGCAGAAATTACAAAAAGACTTGAGAGATGGAACAGTTGGACTAGATCAAGTTATTAAGTTTGCACAAAAGTTAAATGATGATTTTGCAACAACAGCAGAAAGGGTGGCAAATTCATCAGCAGATGCGGGTCAAAGATTACAAACACAATTACAAAATTTATCAATAACAATAGGTAGAGATTTAATCCCTATTGGTGCTGCTTTGCAAAAGCAATTTTCTGAAATTCTTCTTGGTTTTCAAGGAAACGAAGGTGCTGTTGTTGCTTTAACTGAAACTATAAAAGTTTTTGGTGGCTTCTTAGTTTCAACAGTAGCTCTTGCAAGAACTTTAGTAAGAATTTTAGTGGATATGGTTGATATTATTAATCATATTGCTGTTGGTAAGTTAGATAAAGCATTTTTAATAGCCCAAAAAGGTTTTAAAGATTTTGCTACAAACTTTAATAAAGACATGGCTCTTTTAAATTCAATTAGAATTGGGGCACAACCTCCTGAGGCTGGAGAAGGTAGTGGAGCTAATACAACAACAGATGGCTTGCCAAAATTAACTGAAGATTCATCTAATAAAGCACAAAAGATTTTAGATGATTACGCAAAATCTGTTAGAGATGTAAATTCTCAAATAGCAAATTCTTTTGTAAATACATTTAAAAAACTTGAAGATAGTCTTGTTGAATTTGTACAAACTGGAACATTAAACTTTAAAAAACTTGCTCAATCTATTATCTCAGACATAACAAGAATATTTATAAGATCACAAATAATAGCTCCACTGACAGGAGGACTTGGAAATATATTTGGTGGTGGCAAGAAAAGTGTTACAAGTAATCTCAGTGGAATATTTAGTTCTGAATCATTACCATTTAGAACAGATCTAAGCGGTTCACTTACATCTTTTGGTAATTTTAATCCCAAAACAACATCTTATATGAAAAACCCTTTTACAAATGCAGATGGAAATATTATTGCAAACAACAAAATTGTCAAATATGCAAAAGGGGGATTAATAGATCGTCCAACAATATTTCCACTAGCAACGGGGGCAGCGTTAGCAGGGGAAGCGGGTGTTGAAGCAATCATGCCTTTGCGTAGAGCTAAGAATGGAAAACTTGGAGTAGAAGCCACTGGTGGTGGTATTGGAAATATTGTTGTAAATGTAGATGCGTCAGGCTCGTCTGTAGAGGGAGATGAAAACAATGGTAGGCTTCTTGGCGAAGCATTAGCATCTGCTATACAATCACAATTATTAGAAGAAAAAAGACCTGGAGGATTATTAGCATAATGGCAAATTTTCCCAATATTGAACCTAGCTTCCCTGTAAGAAAACAATCGAAGCCAAATATTAGAACTGTAAAATTTGGGGATGGTTATGAACATCGTATTATTTTTGGTTTAAATCAAAATCCAAAAACATTTGTTTTGGTTTGGAAAAACTTAACAGAGTCAGATAGCGATATTATTGAAGCATTTTTAGATGCTCGTGCAATTGACGGTGCAAGTTTTACATATACTCCACCTAATGAAACAAGTGCAATGCAATTTAAATGTCCACAGTGGGATAAAAATATGCAATTTCCTACAAAAGCAACAATAAATGCTACTTTCATACAAGTGTTTGAACCAGTATCGTAATGACAGTTAATTCAGCAATATTTAGTGATTTACAATCTATAAATCCTTCTGCGATTATTGAATTATTTACTTTACAACTGTCATCGACATTACATGGAGCATCAACAATATATAGATTTCATGCAGGAAGTAATATGAACGCAAATGGTCAAATTGTTTGGAATGGTAATGCTTACTTAAGATTTCCTGTAGAAGCATCAGGTTTTGCTTTTACAAAAGAAAAGATACCAAGACCAAAACTTATAGTAAGTAATGCTACAGGATTAATATCAGCAATATTATTGACTGTTAATGAAACATCGGTAGGAAATGATTTAACAGGTGCTACTGTAACTCGTATTAGAACTCTTGCAAAGTTTTTAGATGCAGTAAATTTTAGTGGTGGAACAAATCCTTATGGAACTCCAGACCCAAACGCTGAGTTTCCACAAGAAATTTATTCAATTGATCGCAAATCAAATGAAAACAGAGAAGTTGTTGAATTTGAACTTGCTTCTGTATTAGATCTTGTTGGTATAACTTGCCCTAAAAGACAATGCACTAGGGCTGATTTTCCATCTATAGGCACTTTTGTTGAATGATTTGGAAAGATAAAGCATTGCATCATGCGAAAGACCAAGATCCTAAAGAGTCTGTAGGATTGGTTATTAATATAAAAGGAAAAGAAAGATATTATCCATGTAATAATCTTTCAATAAGTAATTATCAATCTTTTATTTTAGATCCAGAAGATTATATAAAAGCAGATAATCTTGGTGAAATAATTGCTGTAGTACACAGTCATCCAGTGACACCTCCTACTCCTAGTCAAGCAGATAAACTTAGTTGTGAACAAAGCAATTTACCTTGGTACATTGTTAATCCAAAAACAGAGCAATGGGGATATTTAGAACCATGTGGATATAAAGCACCTTTATTAGGTCGTCAATGGGTATGGGGTGTTACAGACTGTTGGACTTTAGTAAGAGATTGGTACAAAGAAGAAAAAAATATTGAACTTAGAGATTGGGATAGACCTATAACATTAGAAAAATTTAACGATAAACCTTTGTTTGAGATATGTGCTGTTGAAACAGGATTTCGTGAACTCAATAACAATGAAAAATGCGAAAATGGTGATGTTTTACTAATGAGTATTTTGCATCCAACTTTAAATCATGTAGCATTATTTTTTGAAGGTGATGTTATTCATCATTTAACCGATAGACTATCTTGTAGAGAGCCTTACTCTGAATGGTTATTAAAATGTACAGGCAAGAGGTATCGTTATGATGCGTAAGGTTAAATTGTATGGAAAATTAGCAGAATTTATTGGACATAAGGAGATAGATGTAAATGTTAACTCTGTTGGTCAAGCAGTAAGTTTTTTAATACATAATTTTCCAAACTTAGAACAATATATGAGTCCAAAATATTATCAAGTAAAAGTTGGTAATTATTTTATAGATGAAAGTCAAATTTTATATCCTGTTGGTCAAGAAGATATACATTTTATACCTGTAATATCAGGGGCTGGAAGAGGACTTGGGCAAGTTCTTTTAGGTGCTGCTCTCATTGGTTTCTCTATAGCAACTGGTGGAGGTTTTGCAGCTATAGCTAAAGGTACTTTTAAGTTAGGTTTTGTTGGGAAAATTGGGGTAGCTTTACTTTTGGGAGGAGTAAACCAATTATTGTTTCCTGTTGAAGAACCTAAAGAATTTAACTCAGAAGAAGATCCGAAAATATCATTTAATTTTAATGGAGTTCAAAATACTAGCAGAGCTGGAACTCCAGTTCCAATTGTATATGGTGAAATCTTTACGGGATCAGTAGTGATTTCTGCTGCTATAGACACTAATCAGGTAGAAGTATGACTGACGAGACTAAAATTATTAGAGGATCTGGAGGACAACCAAAACCACCTCCTCCTCCATATCGTGCTCCTGACACTTTACATAGTAGGCAATTTGCTACAGTTCAAGACTTGATTTCTGAAGGTGAGATTGAGGGTTTTGCTACAGCTTCTAAAGCACAATTAACAAAAGGAACTTCTGAGTATGACAATGCAAGTCTTAAAGATGTTTTTCTTGATGATACTCCAATCTTAAATTCTAATGCATCCAATACAAACCCATCAGCAAATGATTTTAATTTTAAAGATGTAAGTTTTAAATCAAAATTTGGAACATCTAATCAAGATGCTATGAGTGGTATTCCTAACTTAGATGAGAGTAGATCACCTACAGGCGTTGGTGTTGAAGTAACCACATCATCACCAGTAACAAGGCAAATACAAAACACAGATGTTGATGCTGTAATCGTTACTTTAACTTGGCCTCAAATACAAGTAGCCGAGGATGATGGTGATATTCGGGGAGATACAGTTGAGTATAAAATACAAATTCAACATGACTCTGGTGGTTTTGTAGATAAAATTGGAGGTACAGCAGGTACAGCCCAAGTTTCTGGTAGAACCGCAGATGCATACGCAAGAGATCATAGAATAGAACTAACAAGTGGTTTTACAACAGTTGATATTAGAGTTGTAAGAATTACTCCTGATAGTACTGAAGGTTCGAGAGTTAATTCGTTTCAATTTACTAGTTTTCAAGAAGTTATAGATAATAATTCAACCTACCCTAATAGTGCTTATGTGGCTTTACGGCTTGATAGTAAGCAGTTTAATCGCATACCTACTAGAAAATTCAGAATAAGAGGAATAAAGGTAAGAATACCTGGAGCAGGTGCTTTGAATAGTGGAACTCCTGATGTAGATCCTTTAACAGGAAGAATACGTTATCCTGATGGTTATATTTTTAATGGAACAATGGGTGCTGCAGTATATACAAACTGTCCTGCAATGTGTTTGCTTGATTTACTAACAAATAGTCGTTATGGTTTTGGAGATCATATTACAGATAATAATTTAGATTTATTTAGTTTTGTGGCTGCAAGTAAATATGCAAATGAAGAAGTAGATGATGGTTCTGGGTCTGGTGCAAAGGAAGCTAGATTCAGTTGTAACGTAAACATTCAAAGTCCAAAAGAAGCTTTTAATGTAATCAATGAATTGTCAGGTGTGATGATGTGCATGCCTATATGGTCGGCTGGAAGTGTAAGTATTTCTCAAGATAAGCCTATTAATCCTAGCTATTTATTTAATCTTTCTAATGTAGGCGAGGAGGGTTTTTCATACTCAGGAAGTAGTTTAAAACAACGTCATTCAATTTTTTCAGTTAGTTATTTTAATATGGATTCATTAGAGGTAGATTTTGAACTTGTTGGGGATAGCGATAGTGCAGATGATGTTGCTAGACGACAGAAATTAGGAACATCTATTAAAAAAGTAAAAGCATTTGCCTGTACTTCTCGTAATCAAGCAGCAAGACTTGGAAGGGCAATGATGTTTGCAGAAGAACAACAATCTGAGGTTTTAACATTTTCTACTTCTATTGATGCAGGAGTGATTGTAAGGCCAGGTGCAGTTATAGAAGTAAATGACCCTGTAAGAGCAGGATTAAGAAGAGGAGGTCGTGTGGTTTCCGCAACAACAACAACAATAACAATTGATGCTTTATCAGAAACGAGTTTACCTAGCTTGGGCGACAATCCAAAAATAAGTGTAATTTTATCTGATGGATCGTTAGAATCTAAAACTATTACTAATATTTCAGAAGCGGTCTTAACTGTTGATTCAGCCTTCTCATCAGCACCAAACGAAAATTCACCTTATTTAATATCTAGTACATCTTTAGAAACACAACAATTTAAAGTTATACAAGTTGAAGAGAAAGATGGAATTAATTATCAAATAACTGCAATAACTTATATTAATGGTAAATATGATTTCATTGAAAATGGAACACCTTTGCCAACAAGAATAATATCTGAATTAAATAAACCAGCACAACCACCAAGTAATTTAACTGTTACAGAAAAAACTGTAGTAATAAATAATATTGCAAGAAGTAAATTAATTGTAGATTGGCAACCAGTGACAGGTGTTACTCAATATCTTGTTAATTATAAATTAGAAAATAATAATTTTGTTTCAGTTATTGTTTTTAGTAGTGATTTTGAGTTGTTAGATACTAAAAAAGGAACATATACAATTGAGGTCTTTTCATATAATGCAGCGTTGAATATATCTCCAAATTCAACAGAAGTTACATTTGTGGCAAAAGGAAAAACAGCTTTACCCGAAGATGTTTCTGAATTAACTATTGAGCCGATAAACGAACAGTTTGTAAGGTTGAGATTTAAACAAGCAACTGCTATTGATGTTTTACATGGTGGTCGTGTTTATGTGAGACATACCAATCAAATTGGAGGTGCTGCATCGTTTCAATCTGCTCAAGATGTAATTGAAGCTGTAGCTGGTAATAGTACAGAAGTGATAGCTCCTGCATTAGCTGGTACTTATCTTCTCAAATTTCAAGATGATGGAGATAGATTTAGTGAAAATGCAGCAAGTGTAGCGTTATCACTTGTTGATATACTTGATTCTATTATTGTTAAAACTGATAGAGAAGATACTGATGGAACACCATATAACGGATCAAAAAGTAATGTCGTTTATGATGCATCACTTGGAGGATTAAAACTAACAGATCCTACTGCAAATGCTACTGGAACTTATGATTTTGTAGAAACTCTTGATCTTGGGGGTACATTTTCACTCGTATTGAAAAGGCATTTTCAAGGAGTTGGTTTTTATACAGGAGATCAATTTGATAATAGAACTGAGAATATAGATACTTGGACAGATTTTGATGGCACTGTTGCCCAAGATGTAAATGCAAAGATAGCCGTAAGAACTTCTACTAATATGAGTTCTTATTCAAATTTTAATGATTTTGCTAATGGAACATTTAAAGGTAGAGGATTTCAATTTAGAATTACTATAAATACAACAGATACAGCACAAAATATGAATCTGCAACAAGCGGGATATACTGCCACTATTCCATCAAGAACAGAGCAATCTGTTGTAATTGCATCTGGAACAGGGGCAAAGTCAGTAACATTTTCGCATCCATTTTTTGTTGGAACGTCTGGACTTGGCAACCTAAATAATTTTTTACCTTCTGTTAATATTTCTCCACAAAA